GGCCCAACTCGCCCGCCAACGAGGACATCAACCTGCTGTGGGTCCGGCAGACCCGGCTCGGCGGTGTCATCAACTGGCTGGACGGTATCATTGAGCCGCTTCTGGGGGAGGAGTTCGAGCGGTACGAGGTCGTGCTGCTGGTCGGCCCCACGCCGCCTGCGGGCTTCTCCACGGGTGACGAGTTCCAGAGCAAGCTCTTCAACGACCAGGTGGACACGACCGGGGACGACTTCACGGAGGCCGAGCAGGCTGCCGCGGGGTACGCTCTGAGCGAGGACGTCAACTTTACGATATACCAGATTAGCGCTGTGGTGAACCGGGGCTTCCCCAGGACCCACACGGTGCCAGGAGTGTGAGATGGGCCTTGATGTAGTTCAGATGACCGAGGTGCAGGACGACAAGGAGGTCACCTCGAACGACGCCGACGCGCGCATTGAGGGGGCCCTGGCCAACCTCACGACCATCGCCATGGCGGACGCGAATGTGAACCTGACCACGCCAGCGGCCAACGTGGACCTGGCGCTGTCCAACCTCTGCTTCGACATGACCGGCGTCCTGACTGCTGACCGCACGCTCTCGCTGCCCGATGCCTCCACGGCCGGGAAGCTCTACGTGGTCCGGAACTCCACCACGGGCGGCTTCGACGTGATCGTGGTGCGGGGTGCGGGTGGCGCCAGCGTGATCGTGCAGCCGGGCAACAAGGAGATCCTCTACAACGACGGCGTGGACATCGTGAGTCTCGGCGTTGATGTTCTGGACGACGTCTTCGACGTCACTGTCCCGAGCCCGACGAACGGCCAGCACCTGTCCTTCGTTACAAGCTCCAGCGATTGGCAGGCCCTAGATGTCGTTGAGGAGATCAACAAATTCATCGAGGTGCCCGCGGTCAAGACCTACGTGCTGGTACAGTCGGCTGCGTTCCCCTCCTTGATCGACACAGTGATCCATGAGATGGGGGCGGGCTCGTTGGACTTCGTGATCCAGATCGACGGCGTGAGTGTGACGGGTCTGGATGGGCCGGAGGGATCCACCACGACCGAGGCCACGTCCACTGCTTCGGCTCTCAACGCGGTGCCGATAGGTGGCAGGGTGACGATAGACATCAGCAACCTGTCCGGACCTGCGGACTTCGGGTTCACGGTGCGGTCCGTGCGGACCGGCTAGACGCGCAAGCGATTGCACGTGCTACTCTCCAACCATCCCTTGGCCCCTCGGGGGCGGACATGAACGGCGAGCTGGAACGCAAGATTCACGAGATCCATTCCACTTGCACGGAGTTGCGGGTCGAGCAGGTCAAGCAGGGCAAGGGCATCGCCACCCTGGTGGAACGCACCGAGCAGCAGGAGAAGCGCCTCGACAAGGTCGAGGAGGACTGCCGCAGCACGTCCAAGCGGGCCGGGGCTGGCACGGGCGGCGCGGCCGGAGTGGTTGGCGGCGTTCTGGCCGGCTTCTTCGCCAATCTGCTGGGCCTCGGAAATGGGAACTGATCGAGACCCGACCCTGCTGACCTACTCCATGCGGCAGGCCCACAAGGCTCTGGTGCGGAACGTGGAGAAGCAGCACGGGATCCAGATCAAGTCGGCCGACATGGCCCGCGACCCCTGGACCCAGGCCCGCCTGTGGCGCCAGAGCCGGAGCACGGCCAGGATCCAGCAGGGGTCCCGCAAGATGGCGACCCTCGGCATGCACTGGCTCCGCTCGGTCCTGGAAGAGGTTGGGCCGCAGTCCGGTCCCTGGCGCACCAACGCGCTGCCGGGCCTGGGCTGGCATCAGTGGGGCCAGGCCGTGGACTACTGGGTCCCGGGCACAGACGGGAAGCCGATCTGGGACGACAGCCACTGGGGCTACCTGGTCCTGGCCGAGGAGGCGGCCCGCCTGGGCCTGACCAGCGGCTACTTCTGGAAGCAGCGGGACCCGGGCCACGTGCAGCTGCATCGTGCCCGAGTGCGGGAGGCCCACTCCTGGAGTAGGATCGACCAGCAGATGAAGGCCCGCTGGGCCGAGTAGGAGGGACCCATGGCTGAGGTCAACCTGGCTCCAGAAGCCGGAGGCAGCTTCGAGATCGTGATCACCTTCGCCAGCGGGGCCTCGACGGTCCTGGGGACGATCCCAGCTGGGCGCACCGTCACGTCCTACAGGGTGGAGGTCGAGACGGCCTTCGACGGCAGCCCTTCCTCGGAGATCAGCGTGGGCACCTCGGGCGATCCGGAGCTGCTCCTGGAGGAGATAGACGTCGATTCAGAGGAGACGTTCGGATTCCTGAACCCCAACCCGCTGAAGGTGGGCTCAGACACTGCACTTGAGGTATTCTACACGGCCAACGGCGCCACGGTGGGCCAGGCGCGGGTGACTGTTTCATTCACTGGTGAGGAGGGCAACTAGGTGGAGACCAAGATTTTCAAGCTGATCGGGATCGGCACCAACGTCCAGTTCGGCAAGCGCGGGCCCCGGATCAAGGATGACGGCGCAGGCGTACTGCAAGCACGGAACGCCGCCGATACACTCCTCAACCGGTTCCAGGTCGCCACCCCGACCGCGGATGACGATGCCGCCACCAAGGCGTACGTCGATGGCGTGGCCTCAGGGCTGGACGTCAAGGCGAGCGCCCGGGTCAAGACTTCGGCCTCCGGTTCGGAGACGAACACCATCGACACCTGGACGGGCTCGGGCTCGGGAGTCGGTAAGACCCTGACCAGCCCTGACAACGTGGTGGCCAATAACGACTTCGACGGCGTCACGCTGGTCGTTGGTGACCGCATCCTGGTGACCTTCGCCGGCGGCGCAGACACGACCCCGGACCTGGACAACGGCGTTTACGAGATGACGACCCTGGCGGACGGCGCGGCCCAGCCGGCGGTCATCACCCGGACCACGGACGCGGACGAGAACCCCGAGCCGATCACCGGCACGGACGAGCTTTCCGCCGGGATGTTCACCTTCGTCACCGAAGGCTCCGAGCACGCCGACACCGGCTGGGTGCTGATCACCAACGACTCGATCACGATCGACACCACGGCGCTGGAGTACAGCCAGTTCAGCGACCAGGGCGCGAAGGATCCGCTGTTCCGCCAGGACGTGGTTCTCTTTGACGACACGTTCCCGAGGAACATCGGCTCGGTGCTGCCGGTCGGGGCGATCCCGATCCGGACGCTGTTCGAGATCACCACGGTCTGGGACGACAGCGCCACGGAGCTGGACGTGGGCTCGGACGGATCGCAGACCTACATGACCGAGGACGAGAACGACCTGACGGATCCGCCGCCGGTTCTGTTCATCGCAGAGAACAGCCAGAGCGCCGCGATCGACGGCACCAGGCAGGTGCAGGTTCGGGAAGTGACCGCCGGAGCACCGGCCACAGGGGCCGCGCTGGTCACCGTCCAGTACCTGCTGCCATAACCGGAGGCCCTAGGCGATGAGCCAGCCGACGGTAGCTGACCTCGCCGGCACCAGTTCCCCGGACTTCCAGATCGGGAAGCGGGGGCCGAGGATCTTCTCAGGGACGGCGGACCCCAACGTCACGTCCCCGGGCGGGCCGGCCGAAGTCAACGGCGATCTGTATGTCCGCACGCTCACCGGCAGCGAGGCGCTATTCCAGTTCCAGAGCGGGACGTGGGTTGACCTCAGCGCGGGCGGCGGCGGCGCGGCGGTCGAGGCGTTCAGCGGGTTCCACACCACTGCGGTCATCGACTTCTCCGAGACCTACCAGGACCTCACCATCGGGACGGAGCACGTCAAGACTTCCAACTTCACGCACGCCGCGGGCAGCGCGGTGGTCGTGGCAAACTTCACAGGCAAGATCGAGTTCAGCGGCCACATCACCATCTTCGCCCAGCTCACCTCGTCCGACAGAACGAGTTTCCAGATCCGCCTCATGCGCGACATCGGGGCAGGCTTCGTCGAGATTCTGGGCACCGAGCAGACGGGCTACGTCCGGGAGAAGCTCGGCGAGTTGAACTCCCAGGGGGCGGTGGCTATCACTCCAGTCATCCTGGACGTGACAAGCGGTGACGAGTTCAAGATGCAGTTCCGCAAGGATGACGGCACGGCGAACAACGGAGTCTTGGACACGCTCGCCAACCAGGCGCTGATCTCTCTGAGATCACTATAGGAGGTCAAGGATGACTAGAGCAGAATATCTAAAGAAGTGCGGGGACATCCCGAGCAACTGGGGGACCCGCAGTAGGCTCTTGCGGTACGTGGAGCTGACCCAGCAGTACATGCAGACCCTGGAGAAGGCCCTGGAGCCGCTCGCGGAGTGTGTTGCCGAGGGCTCCAGCCGGGCGGGGATCACCCAGGACGAGGCGAACCACGCCTATGACGTACTATCCTTTGGGAAGCCCGCACCCCCTGACGTGGCCAAGCTGGTCAGGGAGCACCTGGCCCAAGACCAGGCTGATCAGGCTGCGGCGGCGAACGAGGAGTAGGCTGTGGCGAACGACATCAGCGCAGAGCGCAGCGAGACCAACGTCCCGCTCACGCTCTCCGTGGGTGACAAGGACGGGCCTGTCAGCGGCCTGACGGCCACCGTGCGGGTGCGCGACGGCAACACCGACGACTCGTTCCTGGACTTCGCGGACGACACGTTCAAGACGGCCGGCCACACGACCCTGAACGCGGCCCTGGCCGAGATCGGCAGCTCCGGGGTCTACACGTTGGCCGGTGGGTTGAACCTGGCCACGATCACCAACCTGCCGGCCGCCACTGAGGTCCTGTTCGCTGAGTACGAGTTCACGGGCACGCGCGACGGCGTGGCCCTAGACACGATCCAGATCAGGTCCACGGTGGGTGGGGTCCAGGACGTGGTGGACGCCCTGCTGGCCCGGCGCCGGATCGACACCTCGGACGCCAACCAGTGGCAGCTGGTTCTGTACGACTCCGACAATACCACCGAGAAGCTGCGCAAGGATCTGAAGGACAGGAACGGCGCGGCCATCACGGACACCAACAACCCGCTCTCGGATTCCTCGGTCCTGATCGCGGAAGAGGACCCGGTCTGATGTTCATCCAGGGAGTCCTAGGCGACCACTGCGACATCGTCCCTCTTGAGCTGGGCTACCACCGCAAGCGGTTCCTCCTGGTGGCCGACACAGTGGTGATGCTGTCGCCACGCAGCCGGGACTGTGTCTTCATCCCGAAGGGGCATGGGGTTGTCCTGGAGACCAGAGACCGCGATCCTGTGCTTGATCCGAATGACCACGGGGCAGTCCTGGAGACCGATAACGAGAACCTGCTGGAAGGCCAGCCCCCGCATGGGAGGACCAGATAATGGCGTTCGATGGTGGAATCCCTCGGGTGGTAGTACACCCGGCCGAGGACCGGATTGACGTTACGTTCCGCTACCCGTCCACCAAGCGCCCCACCGGATTTGACCTAACCTCTGGGACGGTGGCGGCTGAGGATATGGCCACCGGCTTGGACACAAGCGCGTCGGTGCTGAACACGTTGGTGGCCGTCGTGTCCACGCCTGATGCGAACGGGCAGCAGCTGGTCACCGCAAAGGTAAAGGGTGGGGGCTTGGATGAAAGTGAACACAAGATCACGATCACCAGCTCCCTGACTGATGGGTCCACGGTCAAGACGTTCGTGGATGTCTTCGTCCTGGTCATCACTGACCGGGTTGAAGAGTGTTAGATAGCACGGGAGGGAAGAGGATGAACTGGGACAAGCTGAAGAGTCCGAAGACATGGGCGCCGCTCGTGGCGTCCGCAGGCATTGGGTACGCGGCCTACACCGGCGTCGAGTTCGGTGCGGCCGAGCAGGCAGAGGTGGTCGATGGAATCACCAACGCCTGGGGGCATCTCCAGGAGCTGCTTGGCCTGGCTGCCGCCGCACTCGGCGGGCTGGGTCTCTGGAACGCTTCCAAGAAGTAGCGCACCATTCGGGCTCGGGGGCTTCGGCCCCCGGCCCACCATGGAGGACAACATGTTCGACAAGAGCTGGATCCTGATCTTGGTGCTCGTACTGGGAGGCTGTGCGTTCGTGAGCGTGCCGGACGGGCCGAAGTTGGCCGCGCTTGGGCAGGCCCAGGCCACGCATTGTCCGGAGCGGGGAACGGATCCGAACCAACCCGACTGTACGACCGCAACGGGTGGGCCTATCAGCGACGGCTTCACGAGTCTGCTGAAGGATCTGATCACTCTACCGTTCAAGGTGATCGGTGGCGCTGCCTCGGCGGTCGCGCCGTAGGTTGACACTCAGGCCCATCGGGCCTATCCCATTCATCATTCCAAGGAGGGACAGTGCATGGCCAAAGTGCCTAAGGCGATCCGCGATGTCTTCAGAACCGCGCCACGGAATAACACACGCGGCACCGCCAACTGGTTGCTCAGTCAGACCGACAAACTCCAGAAGGAGTTCGAGGCCACGATCCGGGCTTACCTCAAGGGCCGCGCGGATGGCAGCATCACGCTCAGCTTGGACAAGCTCGTGCCAGTGCTGAAGCGGGAGTTCAGCTACCCGTTCCGGTGGGGGGCGTTGCGGTCGTACATGTCCCGGCACCACGCCGACCTGTTCGACGCGCAGGTGCTGGGTCGGTGACCGACGCCGACAAGAAGGCACAGGAGATCCTGGAGAAGGCTAAGGAGCAGGTCGAGGATCAGCAGTTCGTCCTGTCCGGGGGCAAGCTCAGGGAGCTGGAGCAGAAGGAGTCCTTCCTGATCACCAGCGCCCAGAACAACACGACGGTCCACAAGGATGTCCTAGAGACGTTCCACCGGGTCGCCGACCACTACGACGCCCAGCTGATGGTGATCCCGGTCAGGTACAAGAACCCCACCGGCTACGACCCCGAGATGCAGGGCAAGAACGACCAGTGGTCCGCGTCCTTGCATCAGTACATGGTCGAGAACCAGGTCAGGCTACACCGGAAGCTCGTGGTCCTGGGCGACTGGCGGCTCCAGGCCACGACCCAGCGACCGCTCACCGGCCTGGGCCCGATCACTGGGGCGTCCTCCGGGATCGTCGGGCATGGGCGGCTCCAGATGCACACCGTCGCAACCCCGTCGGCCGACCTGGCCAAGATGATGTACACCACCGGCTCCGTGACGCGGCCCAACTACAGCGACACCGGGCTGGGCCAGAAGGGCAAGTTCCACCACACCCAGGGGGCGGTCCTGGTGCGGAAGTCCGGGAAGTTCTTCCACATCCGGCACCTGAACTGGTCAGAGCACGACAAGTCCATCCACGACATCAACCTGCGCTTTACCCCCAAGGGAGTCGAGGAGGTTGGCTTCCGGGCGATCGTGACCGGGGACGAGCACGCGATCTTCGCCGACCAGAACGTCAAGAACGCGACCTACGGGGACGGCGGCCTCGTGGACTTGGGCAAGCCCGAGTTCATCATCCGGCACGACGTCCACGACTCCTACGCCAACAGCCACCACCACTCCCGGGACCCGGTGATCAAGTACGTGAAGGCCAAGGTGGGCTACAACGACGTGAAGTGGGAGCTGGACCTGACCAAGGAGCACATCGACAGCACCACCCCCGAGTACGCCCAGAACATCATGGTGGCCTCGAACCACCACGAGCATCTGATGCGGTGGCTCAAGGAGGCGGACCCGAAGGAGGACCCCAAGAACGCCCCGCTGTACCACAAGCTGATGGGCCTGGTCCTAGAGCAGAGCGAGATGCGGGCGGGCGGCGTGTGGTCCCCGGACGTCTTCATGCTCTACTGCACCCAGCTGTCCAAGATGCGGTCCAACACCAGGTTCCTGGAGCGCACCGAGCCGTTCAAGCTCTTCGACATCGCTCTGCACCTGCACGGCGACAAGGGGCCGGACGGGCGCTGGGGCAGCGGCTACGTCTTCGCCCAGATGGGCATCAAGTCCGTCACGGCCCACACGCACAGGCCCTGGATCATGGACGGCAACTACTGCGTGGGCCACAGCAGCGAGGCCGAGCGGGAGTACGTCCACGGACCCAGCAGTTGGCTGCCGACCCACTGTTTGATACACCACAACGGGAAGCGGCAGCTGGTCCACATCATCATGGGAGAGTTCTGATGCCGAAGGAGCCAAGCGAAGACGTCGAGGCGGGGGTTGGCCTGGAGGTCCTGCTGGATGGGGTAGAGGAGCGCCTGGTCCGGAGCCTGCCGAGGCCCTACATGGCCCACGTGATCGACATGGGGATCTCGGAGCGGACCCGTGAGATTTTCGTCATCGAGGACATTGACGACGAGTTCGCGGGCTGGTTCACCAAGGTCTTCAGGCGGTTCCAGGTCCAGAGCGCTGAGCCGATCACGATCTGGCTCAACACCCCGGGCGGGGACGAGGAGGGGATGCTGGTTTTCTACGACCTGGTGACCACCAGCCAGATCCCGATCACGATCGTGGGCTCTGGCTCGATCTGCTCGGCCGGCGTCCTGATGCTGGCCTGCGGGCAATATCGCCTGGTCACGGAGAACTGCACCCTGATGTCCCACGAGTCCAGGGGCCTGGGGGGCCCGGACCTCCGGCACTCTGAGGCCAAGGAGCGGCGGAAATGGGAGGACTGGCTGCATGACCGCTGGTTCGAGCTGATGGCGCGCTGCACCGAGCCCCACACCCAGGACCGGGACCGGGTCTGTGACGCCAAGTTCTGGAAGCAGGTCACGGAGCGGAAGGCTGAATACTGGCTCCTGGGGGGCCAGGCCATGATCGACCACGGCCTGGCGGACGCCATCTATGAGCCCAAGCTGCTGCCCAAGCCGGCCCAGAGGCGCTAACTTAGCAGGGCCACCTAGGAGGGGACTATGTCGCGTTCAGCATGGGGTCAGACGCCCGTCAACGTCAGAGAGCTAGGCGGAGCCGGCCCCGTCCCGATCGGGGGCGAGGTCTTCCACAACGTGGCCGGCGCTGCCGAGAGCTTCGAGATCGTCAAGGAGAGCCAGGCCCAGTACATCGTGATCAGAGGAGAGGCCGGCACCCATCGGATCCGACCCGGCAAGCTGATCGCGCGGGACTTCATCACCACCGACGTCAACGTGGCCACCGATGAGATCACTGAGGTCGCCCACGGGTACGAGACCGGGGACGGGCCTCTGCGGCTCAGTTCGAGCGGGACCCTGCCTGGTGGGCTAGCGATCGACACGGACGTCTGGGTGATCAAGATTGACGACGACACGTTCCAGCTGGCCATCCGGCCCGGGAACGCCAACCGGATCAAGCAGACCGGCCCCAACTCCACGATCGAGTCCGACGCCATCCCGATCGACCTCCTGGACGTCGGCAGCGGCACGCACTCGATCGGTGGCAACCTGGGCGCCGGCAACGCGGTCGGGTTCGGCTCCACGGTGGTGGATCCCCCGGCGGCCGACCTGAATGAGGGGGGCAGTGTTCCGCTGATTGCCAGCGAGGAGATCCTGTTCACCGGCAAGGCCATCACTGTGAGGGCCACGGCGTCCGGTGACGTCCTCACCTGGTGGTTCGTATAAGGCCCTGCCGTGGGCTTCCACAAACCATTCAGGCCGTTCAGGTTCGTGGACTGGCGCGCTCACGCCGCCTCCGCCACCGAGTTCACAACGCAGACGAAGTCGCTCGACTTCGACGGCGCCACAGAGGTGCTGCAAAACCTGTCGGGCATCTCGTTCGGCGTGGGTGACGACTTCACGTACGCCACGTGGGTCAAGCGGCGCAGTCTCACGAATAAGTTCGAGCACGTGTATCTCGACTCGACCGGCGGAGATGATAACCGGATTCAATTCTCTACCGGCCTGGCGGGCCAACCTGACGGGTCGCCGCGCTTCGTGGTCTTCGACGGTGTGGGCGACCGCATCAAGGACTTCTTCTGGGCGAACTCAGACTGGCCCATCAACGTGTGGACGTTCTGGGTCTTCACGTGGAGCGGGACGCCGGGCAGCGCGATGCTCGGCTACATCAATGGCGTGCTGACTGCGGAGAACGTCAAGAACCGGGACTTCACCGGCAACCGCTCCGACGCCTCGATGCGATACCTGCACAGCAACGACGGGGCGGGCGGCAACGCCATGGACCGCCGTCAACTGTCCGCGGCGTGGTGGAACACCGTGTTGACCGCCTCCGAGATCCTTGAGATGTACAACAGCGGGGTGGGTGGCGCGTTCGACCTGCGCGTGGATCAGGGGAACTACGCCAGCTCCGCGGCGCTCAAGCACTGGTGGCGCTTCGGCCACAAAATCTCCCCGCGTCTTGCCGAGGACCTAGGCGACCACAGCGCGCTGATCGACCTCGAAGTGGACAAAGTCGGCATGAACCTCGCCGACATCGTGATAGACGCGCCGCCCTGATGGGTTACCACAAGCCATTCGAGGAGTTCAGATTCAGGGACTGGCGCAACCAGGTGGCCACTGGCGGCGCCCCGGTTGGTTTCCAGCCCCAGACCACGTCCATCGAGTTCAACGGGATCGACGAGGCCATGCGGAACCAGACCGAGCAGAGCATCGGTATCGGCACCGTCTGGTCCATCCTGATCAACTTTCGGCGCCGAAGCGACACGCAGGGTCTGACTCAGGTGAACACGATGTTGCAGCTGTTCGGCTCGGCCACGCAGAACCGGATCTTCATCGACGCCAACGGTGCCGAGGCCAATGACCCGATCGTCGTTGAGACCTTCGGCACCAATGGATCGCTGAATAAGCGGTTCCTGTGGAACGACACGATCTTCCCGTTCGACGTGTGGTTGCAGATGATCCTGGTCTGGAACAACTCGGGCACCGCCTTGACGATGTACAGGAACGGGATCCTCGTGGCCCGGAGTGGTCAGACCGCGCAGAACAACTTCACCATGAACAGCACGAACCGACGAGTCCAGATCGGGCAGAACGGTGGCGTGCAGCCCTACAGCGGCTTTATCCACTCGATCGCTCTGTACAACGCGGACGTGGCGTCAGCCGCGGTGGAGCTGTACAACGGCGGGACCGTAAGCTCGCTCGACCTGAACGCGGCCAGCTTCAACGCCAACCTCAGCCACTGGTGGAGGCTCGGCCAGGACCCGTCCGATCTGGGCAAGGACTCCGGGATCGCCGCGACCCTGATCGACGTCGATGTGGACTCGCTCAATATCGACGCGAGCGACATCAGCTCAGAATCGCCCGCCTAGCGCTCCTGGCCAGAGCCTGGTAGTCTTCCTGGCCTCAACAACCGCCCCAGCGGCTTGGCCGCCCTGGGGTCTCCAACGAATCGGAGGGTTAGCCATGGCAAAGCAATTCCAGAACGTAGTTCCGACCACCCATTTCCAGGCCCAGGCCAACGTCCACCGGGACGCCGATGAGCGCGCCAACTCGCTCACGGGCCTGATCCGGAGCGTGCTCCAGAACATCGCCCAGCGGGATGTCGATGCAGCGTCTGTCGCTGCCCTGACCGACAACTCGGGCGGAAGTGCGGGCGCGACCTACGAGGAGGCGGACTCGGGCGCGTTCTCTGACAACGACATCACGGGCTTCACCACAGGCGTCCTGGCTTCGGCGTTCAATGACGCGAACGACACCTACATGGACGCCTACAAGGAGATCACGGTCAAGGCCAACGAGGTCCTGGCTCTGCTCGATCCGACCAGCACGATCGACGAGGGGCCCGGCGGGGCTGCCAACGGCACGATCGACGCCATCACGGTGGCGGTCACGGCCAACACGGGCAACACCGACGCGGTCACCACGGAGTCGGGTCGGAACGCCCAAGCGGATCTTCTCCATGCGCAGCGCACCGCGATCCACGCGGTGGACGATGTCCTGGAGGCGGTCGGTGAAGTCAGGCAGCTCAGTCTCGTTCGGGGCTCGTACACCGGGCTCGGGGACCTGACCTTCACGACCGGTCCGGACAACATCAACCGGTCCAGTGGGTCGTGGCTCACCGACGGTTTCAGCATCAACGACGAGGTCGAGATCAACGGCACCGACCTCAACAACGCCCAGGGCAAGTCTGAGCGGCGCACGGTTGTGGCCATCACGGCGACCGACCTGGAGTTCAGCGGCACCGGTGTCGTGGCTGAGGCCCTGACCACGGCTGAGTCGGCACGCGCCACGGTCGATGCGGTACGCAGCCCGGTCTTCTCAGGTCGTCTGGCCGGTGGGGATGCGGGTCCGGGTCTGACGGAGACCAGCGCAGGCGGCACCGGCAGCTCGGATGCGGCCGGAGCGGACTGGACGCTGGTGTTCGAGACCGGCACGGCAGCCATCACGGACGGCGTGGACGCAGCGGACGCCACCAGCTCGATCCTCAAGACCGAGGTGGATGCTCTGCTGGCTGAGCTGGCCAACAACATCGCCCTGCTGAACGATCAGCTGGACACCATCGTGGCGGTCGCGGCCGGCCCGGTGGGAGCTTTCGCAGCTCGCTAAGCCTCTCGGCCATCGGTCGAGTACCAGGGGCGGGGGTCCTAACGGGCCTCCGCCTCCGCACCCCCAAGGAAGGAGACCTACGTGCTGGAGCTGGCCGTCAAGGCTGGTCTGCCTCTGATCCAGGCAAGGACGCCCGACACCCTGTACTTCGAGCCCCTGATGGCCCACCTGGTGGGGCGCTCTCCTGAGAGGATCAAGTACGGCAACTTCGTGGCGGACAACGTCCGGAAGGCCGCGTCGGCGGACAAGCTCTTCTGGACGGATGACCAGATCAAGCCAGGCCTGGTGTGCTCCGAGCTGCATCGCGGCCTGACGGGCCTGGAGTGCACCCTGATCGCTCTGAACCAGGAACACATCCACCCGGAGGCGTTCAACGCCGGCCAGGTCCCGATCCCCCCGGCCTTCGTGCGGGGCAAGCTGATCGACCTGGACCTGGAGCCAGACCAGGTGGATGCCATCATACCGGCGCTCCAGGGCCTGGCCCTCAAGCCCTCGATCGACCTGGTGAAGCTCTGCCAGGCCCGCTACGGCGTGCTGTCATGTGAGGGGGTGCTGGGCCTCAGGCAGGAGGCGTTCAGCTCCCTGAGGGGCGTGCAGGTGGTAGACACGGGGCTCCCGTACTACTTCGACGACGGCGCCCTGAGCGAGTACCTGGCCTGGGCCGGGCGCTACCTCCTGGGCGACCAGGACCCACGGCTACGGCCCAGGGGGCTGCTGCTCTCAGGACCCCCAGGGACCGGGAAAACGATGGCAGCCAAGCACGTGGCCCGGACCATCGGGATCCCGCTGCTACGGCTCGATCTGGGAAGCGTGAAGGGCAAGTACGTGGGAGAATCCGAGGCCGCCCTTCGTGACGCCCTCCGGCAGGTAGAGCGCGAGGCGCCCTGTGTGCTGCTCCTGGACGAGGTGGAGAAGCTCTTCGGCAACGCGAACGACGAAGGCACGACCCAGAACCTCCTGGCTAGCGTGCTGTGGTTCCTGGCCGAACACCGGGAGCGGATCCTGACGGTCATGACCACCAACGACGAGACCAGGATCCCGCCCGAGCTGACGCGCCAGGGGCGGCTGGATGTCCAGGTTGAGATGCCTGGGCTGGACGACAAGCAGGCCGAGGCGTTCGCCTACGGGCTGGCCGGCACGTTCTTGGACGTAACTGATCACGTAAGCGACCGCCTGATGGCGGCTTTCCCGGAAAGTTTGTTTCACGGGGAACCTCCGGCACGGATTTCGCACGCCTTTCTGGCGGAGATCATCAAGGAAGTGGTGCGGGACGTGCTGGATGGCTGAGCGCTTTATAATCTCGGGGGGCAGCCTGACGGCAAAGCCGGCCGACCTGGACGAGGCCATCGCCAAAGGCGACCTGCCCACGATCTGGCGGCAGGCCAGGAAGAAGGCGGGGCTCTTCACCAGGGAGCTGCGCACCACTGACCGCACGACCCTGAGGCAGATCCGCGAGGTCCTGGGCAACGAGCTGGCCGCCAGGGTGCTGGCCCACACGGTGCTGCACTGGGAGACGTTCGTGTCCTACACGGGCGCCTTCTGGGGACCCAAGGAGCCGGCCCTGCGCTTCTTGCTGTCCTTCTTGGAGAGCGCCACCAACCTGGAGGCATCCAGCGAGGTGCAAGCGCTTGCACCCGCACCCGCGGAGCAGCTGAAGGTTGACCTGCCCAAGGAGCGGGCCATAACCCAGCAGGAGATCAACGAGCAGCTGGCCCTCTTCGAGGAGGACGAGTGAGCATCCTGGACACCAGGATCCACAGGCGGATCATCGCAGACATCCGGCGCTATTCAGACCACGCCGGCGTCCCGCAGCACGCCATCTCCAACGGCCTGGAGCACTACTGCGGCCAGTCAGAGATCGACTGGGTAGTGCGCTACCTGCGCGCCCGTGCCAATCCTCCTGTCCCTGTGGGCCTGGCGTACATGGGCGACTGGGGAGACATGACCAGGCGGATGGTCGGCATCGCGGGCTGCATGGTGCGCAACTTCGTGGACGCCAGGGTGATGACGGTCCAGCGGGCCACGGACGAGATGGCCACCTGCACGCTGCTGCTGATCCCCCGCATCCCGACCGGCAAGGCTCTGCTGGACTGGAAGGTCAGCCAGCTGGTGGATCTGCTGACCGACCGAATGAACGCAGACAAGTGCACGGTGGTGGCTATAGGGAAGAACCTGGAGGCCCTGAAGGTGGACCACGGCCAGGACCTGGCTGAGGCCGTGGGGCGCTACGAGGTCCTGAAGCCATGAGAGGCATGAGCCTGGGCGAGCAGTTCGTGTCCGCCCTGGTGCGGGCAGGTGACACCGCCGAGTTCATCCGGCTGACGGGCGTGGACAAGTTCCTGAAGGCCCACGAGCGCGAAGCCTACGAGACCGTGAAGACCCACGTGCGCAAGCACGGCGTGCTCCCCAAGGTCAGCACGGCCGAGGACGAGTACAAGCTGAAGGTGAGCGAGGTCGATGAGCCGGCCAGCTTCTACTACGAGAAGCTGCGCGCCCGCCATGTCCGCATCCAGCTGATCAAGTCGTGGGAGGTGGCCAACGCGGAGCTGAAGTCCGACCCACTTCAGGCTCTGGAGCTGTTCCAGGGCGCCTGCTTTTCGCTCAGCTTGACCGCGAGCCCGTCGAGAATCATGACCCTCCAGGATGCGGCGGACATCATCATCCCCCGTTACGCGGCCAAGCAGCGCGGCGAGGGTGGAGGTATCACCCTGGGCTGGGAGACGTTCGACCGGATGTCCGGCGGAGTCGGAGGTGGGGACTTGATCTCCTTCGTGGGGCGTCCGAGTCAGGGCAAGACCCAGATGCTGATCTGGTCAGCGCTCCATGTGAATCGCGTGCTGCGGCGCCCGGTCCTGTTCGTGTCGATGGAGATGCAGCCAGAGCTGATCCTGGAGCGGTGTGTGGCGATCTACACCAAGACCCCGATCGCAGAGATCAGACAGACCAGCGGCCGGGGCATGATCACGCCGGTGTACAAGCGCTTCAAGAAGGACCTGGAGGCACTGCGCGATGACCAGGTGCCGTTCCACATCATCGACGGGAACCTGGGCTCGACGGTGCCGGACATCTACATGATGGCCAGACAGCTCAGGCCGGCCGCCCTCTTCATCGACGGCGGCTACCTGGTGCGGCACGTCAACGACAGGCTCCAGTCCAACCAGCGGATCGCAGCCAACTGCAACATGATGAAGCAGATGCTGGCCACGGATCTGAACATCCCCACGATCGTCACCTGGCAGGTCAACCGCGAAGGCGCGAAGTCGAAGCGCAAGAAGGGCGAGGGACAGATCCTGGGGATGGAACACATCGCCGGATCGGACGCCATCTCGCAGGACTCCAGCGTGATCTGCGGGCTGATGGAAGAGGAGACGATTGAGGCGATTCTGTTCAAGCTGGTGCAGGTCATGAAGGGCCGGCACGGTGAGCAGGGGGAGTGGAAGATGGCCTGGGACTGGGAGGCTATGAACTTCAGCGACTACGAGCCCCCTGAGGTGGAGCAGTACCACGTCACTGAGGCCGGGCCTATAAAGATCCGGCGCACTAAGACCGATGAGAAGGATCAAGATTGAAAGGAGCCCCTATGGCGACGAGAGCAACACTAAGGCGCAAGCAAAAGGTCCAGGAACTACTCGAAACACCGACCACAGTGGAGGCGCAGATCGACATGTTCGGCGCCCTCCAGGCCGACGTCGTGGGCCTCAACTGCCAGCTCGACATCCTGGCCAGGCCGCTGAACGACGAGATCACGAAGAAGCTGACCAGGATGGCGACGCTGCGGGAGGCGATCCAGAAGGAGGCCACGCGCGACCTGGGCGACCAGCAGAAGACCACAGTGGTGGGCAGGTTCTACGCGGCCACGATCGGGAAGTGCAAGAAGAACCGGAGGATCACCGACATGGCCAAGATCCACGCCTTCGTGGAGTCGGCCAAGGTGGGCGCGTTCTTCGAGCTGTGCACCTTCCCCCTGGGTAAGGTGGACGATTACCTCACGCCCCCGCAGCGCGCGGAGGTCCTGGAGGAGAATCACAACGGGTCGCGCAACTTCAAGGTGGAGTCGCGCTAGGCCATGGACGACCACGGAGGCACATCCCTCGCGCACGTCTGCGGGGACTGCGGCCGTCGCGCCTATGCTTGCCGCCTTCTCACGGCTGGCATGGTGTGCCCGAGCTGCTACAAGAAGCGCGTTGAAGCTGGAACAAATCAAGAAGTGGCTCGCCTGCCTGGGTGAGCGCTCCATGGAAGTCGGTGAGGAGTGGATCAACACCCACTGCCCGCTGGCACCCTGGACCCACAAGGGCGGCACGGACCGCAACCCCGGCTTCGGTGTCAAGATCGAGCCCGGTGACTCCCAGGTGTGGTGCCTGGCCTGCCACTTCGGCGGAACCCAGACCGGCCTGCTGATCGAGCTGTCCCGTCTGCTGCGCGGCGAGGTCCACACGCTCGACATCCGCACAGCCATGCGCATGATCGTGAACGCCGAGGAAGGGATCGAGGCGCGGAACCTGTGGGAGGACGAGGACGAGGAGGACCCGGAGGACTTCGTCTTCAGCGAGGAGTGGCTGGGCCGCTTCGCCGAGGCGTACGACCGCGGCCAGGTTCACTTCTACCTGGAGCAGCGGGGCGTTCCGTTCGAGGTCGCACAGGCCCTGGACCTGCGGTTCATGCACAGCGAGGACCGGGTGTGCTTCCCGATCCGCAACTGGAACGGGGACCTGGTGGGTCTGCATGGGCGTGCGGTCCTGGACGTGATCCAGCCCCGCTACCGCATGATCAAGTACAAGGGCAAGAAGAACCCGCGGGCCTGGCTGGGGGAGAGCTGGATCGACGTCGAGAAGCCGGTGGTCTTCACGGAGTCGGTGTTCGACCTGGCTCGGGTGTACCAGGTCTACCGCAACGTGGCCTGCCCGCTGGTGTCGGGCATGAGCATCAAGAAGATCCGGCGCATGGAACGCTGCGAGCAGGTGATCCTGATGATGGATCCCGACCAGGCGGGGCTGTACGCGACCCAAAAGATCGTCCGCGAGTTGGGCGACGAGTGCGCGATCAAGACCATACAGCTGATTGATAACGACCCCGGCGCCATGTCGGTGTCAGAGGTGGCGAGCATACTAGATGCAGTGGTTGATCTGGATCCGACGCTGTCCTAGAGTCGGCTTCGACCGTAAGGTCCAACCAACCACAACATCACGAGGTATGCGATGCCCCTGAACTTCAAAAAGAAAACAGCAACAGCCAGCAACGACGACGAAGGCTCCCCTGCCAAGTCCGACAAGGCTGACAAGAAGTCTGGCCTCAGCTTCATGCGCCGCGGCTCAGCAGCACGCGAAGAGCTAGGGCGAGCGCAGAAGCGAGCCAAGGAGCGGAAAGAAAAGGCTGGAGGGGCCTTCCGGTTCTGGCTCAAAGAGGGCGAGGAGCGCCAAGTCACATTCCTGGACGGAACCCTGGACGATGACGGCATGCTGGACATCCCCTACTTCTACGAGCACACGGTCCCGTACGAGTCCCGGTTCGAGAACATCCGGTGCGTCGGGCGGAACCCGTCTCCTGAGGACGGCCGCACAGAACCGTGTCCGCTCTGCGAAGCTGGGGACGAGCCAGCGTACGTCGGGGTCCTGACCATCATCGACTGGACCGAGTACGAGGACCGAGACGGCAACAAGCACGAGTACGCCAGGCGCCTCTATCCCGCGAAGCTCCAGACGCTCCAGAGGCTCCAGAAGAAGGCCGCCAAGCTCGGCGAGAAGGAGGGCACTGACGGCATCTCGCTGGTCACGTTCGACATCGCGCGGACTGGCGACCGCGTGGCGCGGGTCGGGGACGACTTCGAGTTCGTAGGCGTCTCTACCCGGAAGGAGATCGCGGACCAGCTGGACAAGCCAGAGCACGCAGAGCCGGCCGACTACGAGAACGAGCCCGAGCTGGTGTGGCGCACGGCCGAAGAGATCCTGGAGATGGGTCTGGGCGGCGAGAAGCGCAAGTCCCTCGGGGCCAAGAAGACCAGGACCAAGAAGCCCGACGCAGCCGGCAACATCTGAGTGCGGAATATGGTCGCGGCCAAGCCTCTGTTCACAGGGGCCGGCGCCTGCTACGCGAAGACGGACGACCTGATCCGGCGCTTCACGTGGGAGGACCGCTTCGGCAGGGAGTACGTGGCCTACCGGGAGGAGGGGGAACATATCCTCCTCCCCCGGGAGGTCTGCCCTAGCGGCGAGGACCGCATGGACGACGGCGTGCGTGTGGACTTCGACCTCGACTGGACAGCGCGGTCCAAGGAGCAGGAGCTGTACGTCGAACAGGGAGCCCAGCTGCTCAGTGAGGGGCGCAGTTTCATCGCTGAAGCCAGCACGGGCTTCGGCAAGACGGCCTGCGCCATGCCCTGGATCGAGCACGTGGGCCGCAAGACCCTGGTGATCGTCCCGAAGTCGGACCTGATGCGCGGCAGCGAGAAGAGGCCCCAGTGGTGGGAGCACATCCGCGACATGCTGCTGGTGCCCGAGGAGCGGATCGGGATCTGGCGTGGCACCACGGTCCAGACGGCCGGCAAGGACGTGGTGATCGGCATGCTGCACTCGCTGGCCAAGGTGGACCGCTACCCCAAGGACCTCTACAAGCAGTTCGGCCTGGTGATCTTCGACGAGACGCACCGCCTGCCGGCCGACCAGTTCGCCAACGCGGCGTTCCAGTTCACGGCCAGGTACAGGATCGGGCTGAGCGCGACCGTGGGCCGCAAGGACGGGCGGGACAAGCTGATCCGAGCCCACCTGGGGCCGGTGGAGATCGTGGCCAAGCAGGTGCCGATGAGCCCCAAGGTGCTCCGCTACCACTGGCAGATGCCGGTGCTGAAGAAGGTCCCCCACGGGCCGACGACCAACGGCCACGTGATCAAGATCATCACCCGCAACCTGAGGCGCAACAAGTTCCTGGCCCACCTGATCGGGGTCTGTCGCAAGAAGGAGCGCAACGTCGTGGTGTGCAGCCACACGCTGGAGCACCTGGAGACCCTGGCGCAGCTGGCCCGGGGCTTCGGGGTCAAGTCCCTGGACATGGGCTTCTACGTGGGCTCCAGAGAGCGGGACGGCAAGATGAAGAAGGTGTCGGCAGCTGAGCTAGAGAAGGCCAGCGTGAAGCCGGTGGTGTTCGCCACGTACGGCATGGTGGCGCTGGGAACCAACTGCCCCTGGTGGGACGCCATGATCCTCGGCACCCCCAAGGGTGACGCCAAGCAGACCATCGGCCGTATCCTGCGCGAGTACCCGGACAAGAAGACGCCGGTGGTGTTCGACGTCGTGGACATTTGCAGCGAGCTGTTCACTGACTGGGCCTTCGGCCGCGACGGCTACTACAAGAGCCCTGAGCTGAACAGCCAGCAGGACGTTGAGATCATCGACCTGGAGGTGCCCGACGGGTATGAGTGACATCGAGACTGTGGACCGCGGGACCGTGGAGTTGATCGACTTCATGGGCGGAGACGTGGCGGTCTTGCGCAAGGCCAGGCAGACGGTCGGCAAGCGGTCGAGCGAGATGCCAGACTGGGGGCCGAAGTTCCTGGCCCGGATGGTGAAGCTCAAGCACGGCACTCCCTTCGAGGCGGCGGTGTTCGACTTCCAGGTGGAGTGCAAGATCAGCGTGGCGCGCGAATGGTTCCGGCACCGGATCGGCAGCTTCAACGAGTTCAGCATGCGGGTCACGAAGGCCAAGCCCAGGTTCCAGGTCCCGCCCAGGAGCGCGGCCAGGACCGAGACCGCCCGCTACACGTTCGAGGACATGACGGACGAGGACGCGATTGAGAAGGGCCTCAGCGAGTTCCTGTACGCCTACGACAGCGCCTGGGCCAGCTACACGCGGCTGCTCAAGTTAGGCTGGGCCAAGGAGCTGGCACGCGACGTCCTGCCGTTCGGGATCATGACGACCTTCGGCTGGACTGTGAACGCCCGCTCGCTGATGAACTTCATCAATCTGCGGACCGCTCCAGATGCTATGCTGGAAATCAGGGAGATGGCCCTGGACGTGGAGCAAGCGTTCAAGGCCAAGATGCCCTACACCTGGGACGCCTTCATAGCGTCCGGGCGCACCGCGCCATAGGAGATCCAAGGATGGGAACACTGAAGAAGCGACCTCCTCTGAAGCACAACAAGGAGGTCCACATCGAGGGCAAGTCCGAGTCCACCGACGACACCAACGTGGGCTACCGGCTGACCGTCAAGAGGAACCTGGGCAACTACGAGTCCGCGGAGATCAGCGTCTCGTTGCACGTGGGCTGCTCGCAGGGGGATGTGGATGAAGCCTGGGACCAGATCAAGCACTGGGTCCACGAGAAGGTCGAGGAGATCCACGACGACCTCGGGATCAAAGAGGACTGATGGCCAACGCCGAGCAGGTGCTGAAGCACTTCCGGGAGAAGTATTCGGACCCCGCCATCGGCGGCATCGGGAACGTCATCCCGGCGCCCCCCCGCATGCCCAGCGGCGTGCTGGAGTTCGACGTCGCCAGTGGCGGCGGCTGGCCTGTGGGCAACATGTCGATCATCTACGGCGGCAAGGACACCGGCAAGTCCAACCTGGCCTACGTCACGATCGCCACCTACCTGGAAAACAACCCGGACATGAAGGCGGCCCTGATGGACGTGGAGAGGAACTACGACTCGCCCTGGGGTGACAAGATCGGGATCCCCAAGGACCAACTCCTCATGCTCCTGCCAGACTACGGGGAGCAGGGCGTGGACATGATCGAGTACCTGATCTATGAGGCCGAGGACGTGGGCCTGATCGTGGTGGACACCCTCGCGCAGATGGTCCCCACCCAAGAGATCGAGAAGTCAGCCGAGAAGGCTGTGGTGGGCACCATGGGGCTGCTGATCTCGCGGCTCTGCAAGAAGACGGCATGCGCGTTGCTCAAAGTCGAGAAGCTGGGGCGGCGCCCGACGGTGATCTACATCAACCAGATCCGGATGAACATCGGAGTGATGTTCGGCAACCCGAACACCATGCCAGGCGGCAAGGCCCCGGGGTACTACGCCTCCACGGTCGTGGCCACGTACGGCGGCAAGGAGGAGGTGGACGCAGACATCGACCCCAGCAAGCCCGCGCGCAAGAGCGTCAAGGGTGTGATCGAGAAGAAGAAGGGGCCGATCGTCTCGAAGGAGTTCCACTACGACATCGCGCTGGTGCCCCAGAACGGCGTGCGGGTCGGTCGCAGCTGCACGGACTGGAAGTGCGCGGCGGCCTACCTGGAGGAGCAGGGCAAGTTCGGCAAGACCGACAAGAAGAAGGGCGGCGGCTACCACATCCTGGACCAGCAGTTCAAGCTCCAGAAGGAGTGCCGTGCCTGGTACGAGGAGAACCGTGGCCTGGTGCGTGACTACCTGATCGAGCACCTGATGGCCAACCCGGACGATGTCTGACATCGGGGACAAGGCAGAGCGCCAGACCCTCAAGCGGGTCAAGGGCAGCGGCGCCTGGGTCGGGCACAAGGGCGACCTGGAGTCCGACGACTTCCTGCTGGAGAACAAGGCCACCGAGAAGAACAGCTACTCCTTGAAGCTAGAGGTGCTTCGGAAGATCGGACGGGAGGCGCTGCGTGCAAACCGGCGCCCCTCGTTGATGTTGCAGTTCACCGACTCGACAGGCCGACCCCGCCACGACGGTGCCTGGGTTCTGGTCCGCGAGTCTGACTGGATGGAGATGACCCGTGAATCATGTGACTAAGACGAGCCAGCACACCAGGGCGTCCATCGCCACGTTCACCGGGGTGGAGTTCTTCCCACTGGCCCCGCGGTACGAGGACATCTACGTGGCAGACCTAGCGCACGCCCTCGCCAACACCTGCCGCTACAACGGCCACACGTTCAAGCACTACAGCGTGGCCCAGCACTGTGTCCTGGTCAGCAAGTTCCTGGAGACCATCGAGCCCGAGCACATCACCCCGGGTCTGCACGAGCGGCTCCAACACCCCGAAGGCAGGCCCGTCTGGGATCCGATCGAGGTCCAGAAGTGGGGGCTGCTGCACGATGCCAGCGAGGCGTACGTGTCGGACATCTGCGCGCCGATCAAGCCCTTCATCCAGGGCTACGAGGCGATCGAGGACCAGCTCCTCCAGGCAGTCGCGCAGCGATTCAGCCTGCCGTGGCCCTTCCCGGACGTGGTAAAGTACGCCGACAAGGCGATCTTCAGGTCCGAGGTGGAGTCCAGCGTCATCCGACAGGTGGACTGGTGGGTGATCCATCCCGAGCATCCGGATGCAGGGACCAAGATCGACCCCTGGCCGGCCGAGATGGCGGAGTCCATGTACCTGGGCCGGTTCGAGGAGCTATTCGGCAAGGAAGTCCTGAGTGCAACCTGCTGGCCACCCAAGCGCTGAGAGCCTAATACGCTACCACCTGCACCGCGCCCTCACGGGCGTGCGGGCGGCGCGCTACCACGACGACTGGGTACACGCCAGCGAGGTCACGCGCGAGAACCCGGCCTTCTGTCCACGGGAGTGGGCCCTGTACAACCTGACCGGCAAGCGCGGCAAGGACACCTCCATCACGGCTGCGTCCCAGCTGACCTTCAACGTGGGCCACCTGTACCAGCGGATCGTGACCGACCTGCTGGGGAAGCTGGCGGTGGGGCATTGGCGTTGCCACGGATGCGGGCGCGTTCACGAGTTCACCCGCCGGCCTGACTGCTGTGGAAAAGGTTACCACTATGAGGAAGTCCGCTTCACATCTAGGTCAAGTGGTGCCAGCTGTGGGGTGGACATCCTGGCCCAACTCCCTGGCCGTGAGAAGCTCACGGTGGTGGAGGTCAAGAGCGAGAAGCAGGACGAGTTCAAGAAGCTCGTGATGCCCAGGGCCGAGCACCGGGCCCGGACCAGCTTCTACCTGCGGATCATCCAGGAGAGCGGGTCGATGTACAAGAAGGTGATCGACACCACTGAGGCCCGCGTGCTGTACGTCAGCAAGGGCGGCTGGGGACAGAAGGACACCAGCATCCTGAAGTGGAAGGTCCCGCACGACGGCGCCTGGAGCCCGTTCAAGGAGTACGTGGTGACGCGGGACGACGCCCTCACGCTCCCGTACTGGGAGGCGGCTCGACGCCTGCACGAGTTCCGCACCAAGCGCATCATGCCGGTGGGGATCTGCGGGACCCAGTTCTGCCAGCGGGCTAAGAGCTGCCCGGTGGTGGGGGCCTGTTTTGCTGGCGACTACCCGGCCGGCAAGGAGATCCTGTACAGCAGGGAGTGTGGCCAGTGAGGGTGATGGGCATCGACCCAAGCACCAAGTGCGGCTACGCGGTCCTGGGCCCAACCAAGGCCGGGACGCCCCGGACCTGGACAGCCGGAGAGATTCCCGGCACGGCCGTGAAGGGCTTGGAGCGTGCGCGCAAGATCGCCAGCAACGTGACAGCGGTGGCTATCCAGAACGCCCCGGAGCTGATCGTGATCGAGGGCTACGCCATGGGCAACCGGTTCACCCTCGTGACCCTGGTGGAGATCGGGACCCTGATCCGCGACAGGCTCTGGAAGGACGGCTTCAAGGTGGTGGTCGTGGCGCCCACCCAGCTCAAGAAGTTCGTCCTGGGCAAGGGCGTGGGGAAGAAGGATCAGATGCGCCTGGGCACGTTCAAGCGGTGGGGCTTCGAGAACGACAGCGACAACGCGGTGGACGCTTACGGGCTAGCCTGCATTGGACTTGCACTGCTGGGGCAGCTGCCTGGCTTGATTGCCCCGCAGGTTGAGGTTATAAGCAAACTGCCGCAGCCCGAGGGCGCGGCCTTTCCACGGAGGGTTTCATGAGCACAGCTGCACAACACCTGGAGGGCCAAGAGGTCCCGGCACTGCCTGACGCCGAGAAGGGCAAGATCAAGGACCTGACCGACTACTGCCAAGCGGTCGCCGCCTGGCCCGAGGGCTGGACCAAGATGAAGGCAGCCGAGAAGCGGAAGGCGTTCCGCCGGCTGTTCTGCCCGGAGGCCACCGAGACATTCGACTCGAATGATCCCCTGCACATCATCGCGGAGCGGGTCGAGAACCTGTCCAAGGAAGACGTCATGCCGGCGATCAAGCGGTTGACCAACGACGTCGGGATGGACTACTTCGAGCTGGGCGGCGTCCTGGCCCGCTGCACCGAGAAGGGCTGGTACTCTGAGTTCGGCTTCGACACCGCCAAGGAGTGGGTCGAGGACCAGACGGACATGAAGTACCGCAAGGCCCAGTACCTGGTGAAGATTTACACCAAGTTCGTGGAGCTGGAGATCCCCTGGGAGAAGCTGTCCCAGATCGGATGGGCGAAGCTCGGGCACCTGGCCGATGTCGTGAACCAGGAGAACGTGGACCGGTGGATCGAGACCGCGAAGGCTCTGTCCCTGCGGCTCCTGGACGAGGAGATCAAGAAGGCCCGCGACACCTCGACCAGCGCGACCGGAGAGGGATCCGACGAGTCGTCCACGTCCAAGCTCTGGAACGTGCGGCTCTTCAAGGACCAGGAGGAGACCGTCAACGCGGCCATCGAGCTGGTGAGCAAAGACTCCAAGAAGGATGGGCGGGCGATCTGCCTGGAGTTCATGGCGGCGGCCTGCCTGGCTGGACAGTTCGGGGTCCAGGATCTGCAAGCGCCTGCACCCAAGATGGGCTCCCTGGAGGACGTGGCCTTGATGGCCAAGACGGTGCTGCTCCGGGCCAAGGAGCTGGGCTGGGATCCAACCTACGAGGCCCTGGAGCCGGTCATGAAGTTCTTCGACGCCACGTTCCCGGAGGCCACCGTCACGCTCGAAGTGGAGGGCGACGAGGGCTAAACCCTTGCCCTGCGAGCACTTCCACAATCTGATGCGCGCCCTGGTGCGGGTCCGGGCTACCCTCTCAGCTGAGGGGGACAGCCTATGTCCGAAGCCGAGGAGCAGCTGCTCAAGCACCTCAGCCGATTCCAGGGGAGGTGGGGAGGACTCACTCCCCAGGAAGTCGAGCCCACCAACGAGCCCGGCTTCTTCGTCCTCCTGAGGCGCTGCGGCTGCGCAGCGGGCCAGAGCAAGGTCATCCTCCACTACGTGGAGAACGGGCCCGGGGTGCATCACCACTACTTCAGGGTGAAGGTCAGGCTGTGGCAGGTCGTGTCAGAGGAGCGCGGGTGGCCGCAGGCGGGCTACACCCTGGAGGCGTTTACGGCTCGATGGCTTCGTCTCTGAGCCAGGCCAGCGCTCGGTGGTAGCCTCGATCCACCAGGATGCGCATCCGCTTCGTGTTGAAGTCGAGCGAGCCCCCCAGCTCGGTCTTGGGGCCGAATATCTGGAGGTGGATCTTGCGGTGCCCTGGCTTCGGGGCGCAGCCGGCGTCCACCATGCGGTTGATCAGCTGCACGTTCTTCAGGTCCCGCTGGAAGTG